CCCCTCAAGATGGCGTGGCATTTAATAAATATTTATAAACTCAAGGAATACAGTATCTATCAGCTTTTATATAACATATATAATTATATATTTTAGCATATTTTAATATAAATTGATGTCAAATTGATGTCAAAACTGCAAAAAAAATAGGGCACCTACTTTTATAGTAAGTGCCCTTGTTTAATAATCAAAAGTTGTCTGCATATCCACCTTTATGCAGTAAGGAGAAATGGGATCACCTCCATGTTATCTGCGTAATGCACCAGCCAAGAAAAGTGCAGCATTACTAATCGCCCATGTATCACGTTGCCGGCGTAACCTTTGTTCTGTTCGTTTATTGTTCTTTAATTCCGCTTTCAACTCGTTCAATGATACGGAGGCTGTTTCCAATGAGCTCGCCTGCTCGGTTATTAATTCCGATGCTTTCGCTAACTCTTCGCCCTGTTTCTTGTTGATATCCTTCAAGGCGATTAAGTCCTTTTCCCTCTCTTCGTTGATAATCTTCAATTCTTGCAATTCGGTCGCCTGCTTGACTGTTAAGCTCTGAGCTTCGTTCAATGACAAGTTTGAGTTCTTGATTGAGGCGTCGGCTTCGATTAAGTTCGTTTTGAGTTTGTTCCAGTCTTTCAAGGGCACGCTGATAGTTTCCTCTTGCTGTGAAGTAGCCATCGATGAGCTGGCATGCACCAATGAGGAGCAACAAAACACCAGTAAGCATAATAAACCGCTTAACAGTAACTTGAGATTTAACCGCGTTGAGGTATATTTTACATTTCTCATACATATCTAGCCCCCTTTATTTAGTCGAGATCATTCCAACGTGCTGCATATCCCCTAACATCAACATGCACAAAGTCTTGGTGATAATAGCAACCAATTCCGTCCGCACCACATTCTTCGGCAATTTGTGCAAGATAATCAACATCAATGCCATCGTATGTAATGTCGGCCGCTGTCCCCTCAACATGTTGAGAGTCAGGAACGCCACCGACTTCCTCATTATGGATAGGGCAACGATAACCGCTTAACACTTCGATAGGCTTACCGATACGTTCGCGGATAGCGTCCAATACATCAACGAGCCTTTTATCAATGATGTGGTCTAAAATAGGGTGTCCGTCGCTATCGTATCCATGACGGCCACATTTGCATGCGAATTCATAATCATCAAAATATGTACCAATTTTCATTATATGCACCTCTGTTTTTGCAATACAAAAGCCACGCCCATATATCTCGAGCGTGGCACAAACAACACTATATTATTTTTTGAGTATCATATCTACTCTTGCATGAACCACGTCAAGCAATCCAGATATGGTAGTATTTCCGCCGTCTCGCATGTTCTCGAGTATGCTCAATAATTCAACTGAGCCGAGATACAGCCATACGATATTGACGGCGAACGCATAAGCCCCTGCCATATAATCAAAGCACCATGCGGCGCCTGTGGCTAGGCAATATGTTAAAACTTTTGTAATGAAAGGCTTGCGCATATGCTTTGAGGATATTAATCCTTTACCCCATGCAGCTGGAATCGCTATATATTTGTCTAATGCCGTGAGATTGTCAGCATTTGCCCCCATATCAATAAGCATTTGATACGATATAGCCGCCCATTTTGTGATGAGGTCTAGGAATACCAATAATATGAATATGCCTAGCACCTGTACATGTTTTAAGCCAATCATATATATCGCTACATCGGCGATAACGGCAAGCAAGGCTTTGAGTACAAACGAATCCGTCAGTGTCCGCCAAGCCTCGCCCATGAAATCAGTTAATTCTTGCATGTGTTCTCCTTATGCTAGCTAATTATTCATTATCTGGTGCGGTTTTGTAGAAGTTGCCGAACCCTACAACCATTCCGTCAAATGGCTCAGTCATTACAGCAAAATAGTCTGCTCTCATGCGTTCTAATTCAATTTTTGGGCGTATATTTTGCTGTCCTAAATATGTTACTTTGCGCGATTCTCCACTGCCTACGCTTTTATATATTTTGCGAATTTTAGGCATAAATAATTCTCTTTCTATTTCACCATATTGAGCGTAAATAGTTTTAATATTAGGATTGCCGATAGTATTTAATGTAGCATATAGGTTATCAAGCGGAATTTTGCTAGTTTCAGAATAGCCGATAATTTTATTAGGTGCGTTAGAAATAAACTTAAATTCTGTTACTCCGTCATACACCCAAGCAGGTCTATCGGAAATATCATAATTCTTATCGATATTATCTGTTTGGTTCGTGAGGTCAACTGTTAATACGTTCCCCTCTTTAAATACTGTAATTCCATTTTTATCAGTAAATTGTAAGTCTTTAATACCAGTAATAGTAATATTCGATACTTTTGCGCCTAACATATTGTAATAATTAACTACAATATCATCTTTTCCATACGCTGGAATTGTTATAGTCGCTATGCCGTTCATAATTGCTACAGGCTCACCACTATCAAGGCTGACCTTAAAATGGTCCTCGCCTTGTAAGGATAGCTCTGTTTGTCCTTTTGTAGGTTGTGTAAATGTTAAAGGCTTGACGTCAGTCCTAGGGAACGGCTTGCCCATATTACCGATTAATGCGGTGAGTACATCGTCAACGCTGGCACTCTCACACCATACGTTACCTTGTAGCAATAGCTGATGAGCATTATCTGCCGTAGCACTTGCTCCGTCCTTGCCTTTTAACGATTTTAGCCACTCAACATATGTACCTTGAAATCCGTTTAATTGAGCGATATTAAACGCACTTAGCCCGTCCTCGCCCTTATCACCTTTAGGCCCTTTTAAGGCCGTTAATTGCTCTGGCGTAAAATCCTCATATCGGAATGGGTCGCCTTTTGGGCCTTGTGTTCCTTGTTCGCCCGGTAATCCTTGCGCCCCCGGAATAACAATATCAATCACTTTCGGAACCCTTGCTTGAATGTTTATTAATTCAAAATTTCTTGTATCTTCCATAATTGCACCCCCTAATGTGCTGAAATATCATGAATGAATTTCATATCACCCATTACGATTTTAGTGGTATCGTTCCCATGAATAAGGAACACATCATATTGACCGCTCCTATAATTGCGGCCTATGTTCTTAGTTGCCTCGGCGGTGATTGTGCAGTACACAATATTCTCATGAATTACACATTCCGCCTCAGCCAATAATTTGCCTTGTAGGCTCCGCACTTTCATGACCGCCGTGCAGTTGGTTAAATCAAAATCGGCACTGACCTCGTAACCTCTACGATAATCAGCACCGATGTGTAATGTCTCTGGCTCGTTTCTGATAAAGTTCATATGCACCTCGCTATTAGATCATCATTATTTCAATAGCTGGAATATTTTGAGTTCCGTCGAGTTCGCAAATCAATACTTGCGTTGTTGTGATTGAGTTTTGTCTAATAATACCGCCAGCATTTCCGCCGTACGTTGTTATAATATCCACGCCGTCGCCGTCCCAGCTAACTTTATGAGCCATATAGCCGTTCTCTGAACCAATAGCTGCCAATGGATAGGTAAAACTCAATCCAGCTTTTTTTATGCCTTGAAATTTAACCTTGCCGATTTCGTACTCTTCCTTAGATAAGAACGTAGCAGGGTAGTCCTTATGAATGACTAATACCAATCGCATTGTTAATAAATTGCTGTTAAAGATAACATTGCCATTCTTATCGTATATTTCCATGCCATACTTATCTGTTTTAGGGATTTTGTTGGAGAATACAAAGATTTCCATAGTATCAGCAATCTTGCGAATGTCTTCAAGGCTATCCGTTGTGAATTGTACTCGCAAGTAATTAGTCCATTTCCCAGCACGAGTAGGATGTTGTCTGTTTCTTGTTTCTGCTATAGAAATATCTTTAATCGGCAAGTCAGAACTCATTGCATATATATAACTTTCATTGTCTTGACGTTGTAACACAGGAATATATAAGTTTGCGTGGTATCTGTGTCCATTTTGCAAGTCTTCGACACCATAGATAATTCCATCGCCATTATATATATAACTTGCACCATGCTCTATTTTTTGCGAGTTTTTAATTGGTATATTTTTTAAGCTGATTTTATGCTTTAAATATAGACAACTATCTGTATCATTGATTGTTACTATGCTATTGTTGTTATGGCTTTCAAAATGTTTCATCTTACATCACCCCATAGATTAATGCTACTTTACAAGGTTTATTGACGTTATTAGGTGCTTTTAAATTCCACGAAATTTTACCACCCTCAACAACAATATTGTAATTAGGCCCGAATCCATATAAATAGTCGTCATTATCGCCTGCATACGAATTCAAGAAATACCATATATGCTGGTCTTTGCTCAATTCGACTGTTGCACTACCGCTTTCCTCAATCACATCGAAACGTTTAACACCGGATACTTTTGTTAGTCTATCCGTTAAGCTAACAATTTGAACGCCGTTCTTATTAAATACTTGTAATCCAGCTGGCATGTTATTTTCACCCCCATGCTTAAATAATCGCTTAAATAACTTTTTAAAAAATGTAATTATTCCCATACGCCTAACCTCACTCGTAATTGATTGTCATCGTCATATACTTCGATAAGATTATCGCTAATTTCAACCCTTGCGCCACTCGTCTTAGTTCGCAATGTACCGATTGTTGCAGTGATAGATGATAGGCTATCAACCTGCATTTTGTCAGCCGTAACAGCCCCAGCCTGTATCATGCCTTTAGCGATGATATTGTTATCGAATAACGCCTCACCAGTAACATGCAATAATTTGCCGTCAATGCGCGTTCCTGCTGGCGATAAATTGATACGGCTCACCAGTTCAGCGCCGTCCATATTATTGATAGCTTGCGTTACTTTTAAATCAATACCGCTTGAAATCTGCGTGATTTGTGAGTTTACGTTATTCTGATAATCGCTCAAAGTGCGCTGGTATGCGGTGCCAAGGTCGATGATTTTGCTATCCATTCCATTGACGGCCGTCTTGACTGTACCGACTTCGCTTTTCAAGTCATTTACTGCCTTGTCGATACCCTCTAGGCCTAGGCTTTCCATGTCGAGTAGAGACTTATCGATTTTAGCTTTGATTGTCGCTAGTTGCTCATCACTTCTGGGGCCTTCTCCAAATAGATCAACAAATGCAACCTGTACTGTATGAACACCGCTTTCCAATGGTATCGTTGCTACATTAGTTGTAAAGAAATACCTAATACCGTCAACGTAAATATTAACCCCTTTACAACCTAATCTGATGTTGTCGGTAGTAATACCGATGCCATTTATCAAGCTAACAATTTTGATGTTAGATGGTTTAGGTGGAATAGGTACGTTATATGTCAATTCTGCCGGAGCGCTATACCCCTTTGTAGGGTTATGAGCATATAAATATACTTTTGCACTCCGTTCTGTTAATAGAGTGCTTAAAGTAGTATTATTGCTTTTACCAATTAGCCCATACTCTTGACCTGGGTGCAGATCATATCGCAACTCGTAAAAATCAATATCAGCGTTACGCACCTCTAACCAATTAAAGGTGGCAACATCACCAAACGAAACGCCCAGCCCTTGCGGAGTATTAGGTACTTCTGATTTGAGCTCAACTAATACAGATTTGATAATGCCTTGTGAGTAGTTTCC